ATGACTTTTTATTTATAAGAGGGTTAGAAATAGCAAAAAATAAGGTTATAAATAGTGTAGATAGTTTGACTGAAGATATATGTAATTATCAAGATAAAATGAAAACAGATGTCAATAAACTTGATGTCATGAAGATACGAAAATTGGCAAAAGGTGTATTTCAATATTGGCAAAGTGGGAAAATTTATCAATACATTGGAAAATCTGAAACTAAATATACCCCTCGTGATAAGATCTCAATTTTTGAAGAATATGGAAGGTATTTAAATGATGAAGAATATGCGAGAGCAGTTAGAAAGAGACAATCTGAATCAGCAATCAAGACAAATATGGATTTTCGTAAACAAATAGATAAAAAGAGAAATAAAGTTGCAAATGATAAAGCAAATAAAGTTTATAAATATCTAAAAAAAAATAAGCTAAAAACTACTCAAGTAAATATGCTTAAGTATAGTAAGATATTGTATGTAAGAGGACTTAGTAGAGCTGTAGCGAAAAGATTTTTGGATAAGAGAAAGTAATATTTTTTTGTTTAAAAATGTATGTTTATGGTCTAACGGTTGTTATATTTTCTATATGTCTAATATTAAAGTTATTGTATGATTTAATAGCTAGAATAAAAAAAAGGTATTTTTAAGTGCATCTTTGAAAAGAAAATCGTACTAGCAATAATCGTACATAGATAGTGAGGTATAAAATGGCTTTGAATATTGATAAAAGAAAAGAGATTATTAGACAACTCAATAATGGATTGAGTCTTAGAGGTATTGCAAAAAATGTAAAGTGTAGTGCTGATACAGTTTTACGAATTAAAAGAAAACTAGATCAAGAAAAAAAAGATATAGAAACTACTGTTGAAGTTTTAACTAATGCAGGTCAACATATTGATGAGATTAAAAATAAATATGATCCTGAAAAGTTTAAAGAGATAATGAGTAAGTCTGTAGATCTAACTATGAAATATGATGAGATAGATCGTATTTCTGCAAATGGACTAAAGCCATTAGTTGAAGCTAATTTCATAGGTGCTAATATATTTAGCAATGAGGTTATGACAAATATTAAAAATGGTACTGTGTCCGCTGAAGAGATAGCTCAAATGGTAGCTATAAACAATGAGGCTATAAAAATTAGCAATAGTGCTAAAGATATTATGCGTGAGGGTGTTTTAAAAGAACAGGCTAAAGATAATCAGCTTACTATTGATTATGATAGTCTGGATGATGTAGAAGCTACAAGAGCTTATATGCGAGAGATGAGCAGTTAAAGAGTGTCTTAAATACTATAATATTATGTATATTTTTGAGGATGTAGGTTTTATAGTGTCTTAAAGAGTGTCTTAAAATGTAATTTGTGTATATTCTTTAATAGTCTTAGATAATTTAAGACAAATTAAAGTAAGATTAATCTATAATTCTTTTGTTCGTTTGGAAACAGATGGCAAATTTATTAGAGGAGTTCACTATGAAGTGGATAAGTTTGATAAGAGAGTTACTAAGAATAGCCGTTCTTATTGTAACTCTTTTGGAAACCTTAGGTTTGGTGGAGTAATCCACCAGCCAACCTTTAATAAAATTTTATAATATAAAGGCTTAAAATGGACTTATTAGAAATGTTACTGGTTGGATTAGTTATAGCGCAAGGTGTTTTACATGACCTTAAAATTAGAAAATTAACAAAAGATATAGAAGATTTAAAATGTTAGTAGGTTATGCAAGAGTATCAACTACTCACCAAAATTTAGATTCACAAATAACAGCTTTAAAAGAAGCTGGATGTACTAAGATATTTACTGAAAAGAGATCTGGAACTACTTTAAAAAATAGAGATGAGCTTAACAATGCTTTGGAGTTTGTAAGAGATGGAGATATTTTTATAGTCAATAGACTTGATAGATTTGCTAGATCTATACAAGATATGAATGATACTATTAAATCTCTTCAAAATAAAGGGGTTGGATTTAGAGCATTAGAACAAAATATAAATATTTCAGCAGATGGTAGTGATGATAGTATGAGTAAGCTAATGTTAAATATTTTAGGTTCATTTGCAGAGTTTGAAACAGATATACGAAAAGAGAGACAACTTGAAGGTATAGCTAATGCTTTGAAGAAAGGTGTGAAATTTGGAGTGAAGCAAAAAGTATCTAATGAAGATATAAAAGATATAGTAAAACTGAGATCAGATGGAGTGTCAATAAAAGAGATCATGAGTAAATATAATATATCTAAAGCTACTATATACAAATATATAAAAGAATATAATAAAACATAAATTATTACACTACACTAAGTACATTGCATAAAGATATACTTCTTTCATAATTTTTTGAGAGGAGTACATCTATGACAAATTACCAGCAACATCATCTTGAAAATTTTAGTTTCCTTTCACCTAACTATAAACTAATTATAAATCATAGAATCTTTATACTCAAAAAATTACAATCAAATAAAAATTTATTGCAACAATATCTAAAACATTATTCTACTAATCCTATTGATTTTATTCAAGATTGGGGTATGACTTATGATCCACGAAATGCTTTTGATAAAACAAAAACTCCGCATATGCCTTTTGTACTTTTTGATAAGCAAAAAGAATATGTAAATTGGTTATATGAAAGTTTGATATTAAATAAAGACGGAATGGTAGAAAAAACACGAGATGCAGGTATTACATGGGTAAGTGTAGCATTTAGTTCATGGGCTTTTTTGTTTGTAAGTGGTAGTTCTATTGGCTGGGGAAGTCGTAAAGCTAGTTTGGTTGATACTCTTGGTGATATGGATAGTATATTCGAAAAAATAAGATATTTTATAAAAGCATTACCTAGCTTCTTTTATCCAATTTTTACTGATGAAAAAGGTTTAACAAGACAATTTTCACCAATAAAAGATATAAATAGAATGAAGTGTTTAAATGGTAAAGATGGAGCTAGTATCACTGGTGAAGCTGGTGAAGAGATAGGTCGGGGTGGTAGAAAGCTTATGTATTTTGTAGATGAAGCAGCTTCATTAGAAAATCCAGAGTCTACAGATGCAGCACTATCACAAAACACAAATATAAGAATAGAGATAAGTTCATCGAAAGGGCAGAATTATTTTTATAAAAAAAGAAGTAAAAAGGGTGCTAGGGTTATGACATTTAGGTGGACTGATGATCCTAGAAAAGATGATGAATGGTATAAGGAACAATGCGAAAAATTAGACCCAGTAATAGTAGCTCAAGAGATTGACATCAATTATAAAGCAAGTGATAAAAATGTATGTATACCATTTGAGTGGGTAAGTGCAGCTATCAACTTTAAACCAAATGCAAGAGGTGTTAAAACGCTTGGCTACGATGTAGCAGATGATGGTGCTGATGCAAATGCTATAGCTTTACTTCAAGGTATAAGTATTGTAGATATTAAAGAATGGGATTATGACGAAACTCAAGGTGATACTACAGTCAATACAAGAAAAGTATTTAACTACTGTAAGCTCAATAATATTGAGTATATAAATTTTGATGCGATAGGTGTAGGAGCTGGTGCAAGAGGTGAGTTTAATTCTTTATTAGCAAATGAAAAAGTTTATAAGCCAACAATAGTTGGTGTAAAAGTAAGTGAAGCACCTAGCAAAGGACAGTTCGATAATACAGATTATGATAATCAAGATATGCTTTTAAATAAAAGAGCAGAGCTTTGGTGGGGTGCTAGACAAAGATTTAGAAAAACATACGAGCAAGTAAAAGGTATAAATTCTTATGATGAAGATGAACTTATAAGTATTCCAGATGATACTAAATTAATTGAAGAGCTTACATCTCCGCGAATAGATTTTAAATCTAGTGGGAAAATAGCTATAGAATCAAAAGATGCAATGCGAAAAAGAGGTATTAGCTCACCAAATAAAGCAGATGCAGTTTTACTTTGCTTTTCTAAAAAAGAAACATTTAGCTTAGGGATGTTTTAGATGAAAAAACCAATGTCAGCTAAAGATAGACGGAATAGAAGTCTGCAAAAGTACAATAAAAGAGTAGTTCAGATATGCAAAAAAACAAATAAGTTCATAGAAAAGTATCACTCAATACGATATGCAAGTGATGCAAATAATATAGATAGATCTTCTCTTAAAAGGGCTATGAGAAGTATTCGATTTAGTGCTGGTGGGTTTCGCTGGATGTTGTTTGAAGAATGGGTTATAAAAGTAAAAGAGTTAAATGAGTGTTTATTTAGAGATTTAGATATAAAAGTAGATATAGATATAAAAATAAATTATTATTCTCAAAGAATAAAAGAGAGTTTTATTCTAACAGCTCCAGGTTAAAAAAAAATTTTCGTCTGCTTCGCAGATAATAGATTCAAGAGTCGATAAAGGTGTTTGTGCCGCGGTCGAACAAATAAAAAAGGAAAAAAGTAGTGGTAAATGTAAAAATATTAGATAAAAATACTCATAAAATACTCAATCATACTTTGTATAGTGAGGATATTTTTGCTATTTATGATGCTACTACTAAGTTTACATTTGGAGATGAGAATATAGTTTTGCTTTACAGTAAACTTTACGATAGTAAAGATCAAGAGATTTGTCAAGGTGATATATTAAAAATAGATGATCTTATATATAGAGTAGTTTTTAAAAATGGTTGTTTTTTAATTGTAAATGACGATAAAAATACAAGCGGTAAGTTGCTTTTTAGCTATGCAAAAGATAGCGAAATAATAGGAAATATGATAAACAATAAAGATATTTGGAGTGAGTGGATTGAGCTAAAAAAATTTTCGTCTGCTTCGCAGATAATAGATTCAAGAGTCGATAAAGGTGTTTGTGCTGCGGTCGAGCGATCAAAGGAAAAAGTATGTCACTAGTAGCAACTGATAGTTTAACTGATATACATAATCGTATAGCTTCTGAGCGAGGCTTACAAAACACTTCTGCATACTATAAAAACTTTAAAACGTATTTCGAGATGTCTGCTTTGCTTCAAACTCATTGGATATTTCAAAGTGCAGTTACGCTTGAGCCATTCCATATGGTACGAAAATTTAGACAAATCAAAAAAGCCCCAGAAGGTTATGAAAATAAAGTAAATGAATTTAATATCAAAAAACTTTTTTATAGCGGTAGTAAATTAGCTAAAACATTTGGTGGTGCAATTGCAGTTATGACTATTGACGATGGATTAGATCCAGAACTACCACTTGATATAGATAAGATTAGAAAAGATGGCTTAAAAGATATAAAACTTTATGAAAAACCACTTTTAAGTGTATATAATGAAAAAGGATTTAGTACAACTTTTTCAAATGACTATACTCATTATAAGATAAATACAGATAATCCTCTTAAAATTCATAGATCTAGATGTTTGGAATTTGTGGGAGATGATACACTATCTAGCTATAGCTCTATGCAAACAGATTTTTTAGGTAACAGTGTGATTTATAAGCTATATGATGTACTTATAGCTGATAGTTCTATCAATGATATATTTGCCAATTTACCAATAAGACTAAATCAGCCCGTATTAAGAACAAAATTAGGAAGACTTGAGACTGCAGAACAGCAAGAAGCAGTTTATAATAGACTGAATGTATTAGCTGTTGGATTGTCTTTACATAAGATGCTAGTTATTGATAAAGATCATGAAGAAATTGGTACAGTTACATTAGATAGTGCAAGTATAACTTCACTTGATGAATCTATATCTAAAAAAGCTAGTAAAGTTTTACGAATCCCTGAGCTAGTTCTACTTGGGAACAATCCAACAGGCTTAAGTGCAAATGGTGAGAGTGGTTTAACTTTGTTTTACGACAAAGTTGAAGCTATGCAAATTGATGAATTTGAAACACCTATCAATAAACTTGATACAGTTATAGCAAAAGCTTTTTTTAATAGTACTGAAAAAATTGAATATGAATGGATAGCATTATATCACAAATCAAATAAATCACTTGCAGAAACAGAACAAATACATATTAATAATGCAAATGTATTATCTATGATGTATAGTGATACTATAGTCACTAAATATTTAAAAAAGAAAGGTGTATTTGATGAAGAACTAGAACAATTAGCTTTAAAAGAAGCAGGTATTTTAGAGGACTATAATGAGTAAAAAAGAAAATAAAATAAGAATAAATTCTATGCAAAAAGCATATCTCAATGATATTTTAGTAAGAAGAGTTGCAGGATATAAATCACTTGCAAATAGAATTTTAAAAGATGTTCCAGAAAACGACAATGATATTAAGACAATAGGAAATGATAGTTTGGTAGACACTTTAAAAACAAAGATAGATGATCAAGTAAAATTATTTTACACTATCTTTGATAATAAAAAACTCAAAAATAGTGTAAGTAAACTAATTGGTGTTAAATTTAAAAAGAAAAGTCAAACTGATTATAAAAAATTTATTAATAGCAATAAAGATGTTAAAAAATATTTCCAAAAATTAGAAGTGTCTCAAGGTTTAAAATTAGATGATTTAATAGATAATGAAAATTTAAAAGAATATTTAGATGTTGCTATTGATGCAAATGTAGAGCTTATTAAGACTATGGATAAAGATACATTTTCAAGTATAAGTAAAGCAGTTTATCAAAATATAGCAAGTGGAAATAGTAAAGATAAGTTATCAGATACACTTCTAAAAATAGGTACTTCAAGTGAAAAGAAAGCTAGATCTATAGCAATGGATCAAACAAATAAGATACTTGAAAATATGAACAAACAAAGAAGTATCAGCCTTGGTGCTACAAAATTTGAGTGGCAAACTACAGGTAAAAAACTTATTTCTCAAGGTGGATCTAGTAGAGATGAACATAATAGTTTTGACGGAAAAATTTATACATATAAAGATGGGGCTGGGAGTCGAGGTATTTTACCAGGTGAAGATGTAAATTGTCAATGCACTGCTTTACCAATATTTGATGAGGAGTAAAAAATGGAAGGTAAATATATATCAGTAAGTAAGATGCTTAAAGATGGTGATTATTTAAAATTAAAGACAAAAATAGAAGAGTTAAACACTTTAGCACCTCCTCAGATTGTAGAGGAGGAATAAAAATGCTGAAATGTAATATTTGTCACAGTACTAAAGGTGTGAGACACAATACACATCCAATAATTTTACAAGAAGAACAGATAGGTTCACATGTTCATTTATGCAACTTTTGTTTTGAAGAAAGATATAAAAATATCTTAAATGAATTGGAAGAGATTGAAAATAAATTACTTCAAGATATAACAGATATGCGAAAATTTAAAGGATAATAATGCCACAGTTTGACTTATATCAAAATACTTTACAAAGTGTTGATGAAAATGGAAATGTGCAAACATCTTTTGATATAGAACAGCATACAGGCTTTATCATTATTAAGAATGCAGTATTAGCATCTGCTGGGGTTTTAGAATATGCAGGTCACAGATTGGGACTTACAGGTGAAGATGCAAATAAGATGTTTAAAGTTTTTCAAAGTGAAGAAAATCTTTTCAATGAAATAAATTTAAAAGGAGCAAATGGTGTAGTAGTAACAGAAGAGCATCCCATAGATCAAGTAGTTGAGATATTTGATAAGGGAGATTTTATACAATTTGGTTTTACTTTAGAGAGAGCAAAACCAATAGGTAAATATCTTGTAAATGACATAAAAATTACAAGTGCAAATGCTATACAAAATATTCTAAATGGTCGAACTTTAGGTTTTAGTCCAGGATACGAAGTAGGGTATATCAAGCAAATGGGTGTTTATAAAGATGGTGATATAGAGATAACTTATGATTATGTAAAAGATATGAAACAAATAAATCATATAGCACTTACTACATCTCCGCGGAATAAAGAGACAATTTTTACAGATAAATATGATAATAATACAAAAAGGAAAGTTATGAAGAAATTATTTTTCCAGCTACAAAATGGAAGTACTGAAACGATTACAACGGACAGTATAGATGAGATCATACCACTTATTGTAAAGCAAAATCAGTCGATTATAGATCTTGAAGACGCTTTAAATAATAAATCAAAACTAGTTACAGATAGTGATGATAAAGTATCAGAACTAGAAAATAAGATCAAAGAGTTACAAGCTCAATTAGAAGAAGAAAAGAAAAAAACTACAAAAATAGCACAAAAAGTAGAAAATGATAGTTTATTAAAAGATATAAAAGAGTTTGCGACAACTCATCAAATCAAAATATCGAATGATAGTGAAGATGTAGTAGAAATATTAAAAGATATTATTGCAAATGATGGAATTGATACAAAAGAGTTAGATTTAAAATCACTAAAGCCAATGTACCAACTTCTAAAAAAACAAAATAGTAGTAATACACTTGATAGATACAATACAGGTGCTATAAATGATGCAGATGATGTAGCAGATATAGAAGCTCAAACAAGAGCATATTTTAATGGAGGGGCTAATTAATGGCACAAGGAGCAAGAAATAATTATATCCAAACAGCAAACAGTGCAATAGCTGGTCAATTAGGAAATAGCAATTTAACTGAAAATCTAAGTTTTAAAGCACTTGTACATACACCTATTGGGATAATAGTATGTATAAATCAAGCTGGTGAAGTGTTTCCACCTTCACAAGAAGCGTACGTAGGTAAGTGTGTTGGTAATACTTTTGAGGACGGTAGAGCTGGTGACTATGCTACAAACCAAACTGTTGATAATACTGGTCAACAAATAGGAGTAAATGTATTTGGGGGATCATGGATAATAGCTGAAAATTCTATTGGTATTGGTACTACTCCATATATCAGATTTAAACCAAATGTTAATAATGTTCAAATTGGAGCAGTTAGAAATGATGAAGATAATGATTCAGATGGTAATAAAACAGCTGTGCAAAATGTAAATTTTGTAGTAAGAGCAATGAGTGCTGATGGTAAATCAGCTTACATAGTACAAAAAACAATGCAAATCTAAAAGGATAAAATATGGTATGGTCAGCACAAGCAAGATCTATAATATTAGAAAGTAGTACAACAGCTTTTAATGAGATTATTAAATCTCAAACAAAATTATTAAAGAGTAGATTGATAGTTCCTCATGTCGCTAAAGGTATGCCATGGGCAAGTTTTGTAAAATATTGGGCTAGCAAAGGAAATACTGAGATAGAGTTTAAAGCTAAGACAGATACAACTTCAAACAATATCAATCTACAACTTCAAACTATGACAGATGAGATCCCAAGATTTCCTATTGAGCTAAATATCCCTTTGATAGTTTATAAAGAGTATGAAAACAATAAACAAGAGCTTATAAATTATATGAAAGCACATATTGAACAAGGTATGAAAGAGTATCAAATCTTTGTAAATGATTTTTGTATAAGTGGAAAAGAGAAATATACTGGACTTATCAATGATCCAGATCTATATATACATAATTTTGACATAACTGAAGAGAGCGATGGTACAGATATATTTACAGGTGTAAATATGTTTTTACAAGATATGGTCGATAAATCTCATGGTACTTTTGAGCCACAACAACTAGTAGTAAGTAGTAACTTTTATACAAAATTGGTATCAAATACTATAGGTGCAAATGGTGATACAGTATTAGATCATCTTCTTAAAAAATCGCCTTATCTAAGAGATAGTGCAAAACCTGAAAAAGATAGAATCATACAGTTACATGAACTAAATGGTGCAGGAATTGGTGGCAAAGATAGACTTATTGCACTTGCAGATGATGATAATGCTAGAAATTATCACTTTGAAGAAACTATGCAGATGGTAGTCTACGCAGAAGATTTTGATAAAGATGTTTATTATAAGAAATGGGAAAATAGATCTGGTGGACTTTTTATAGATCAGCTTTACTCTTTAATCTATGGCGATATAGCACAAAGCTAAGGATAAATTATGAGAGTAACAAAAATTAGAAACAATCAAAATAGACCTTTGAGTTTTGGAAATATATATTTTGAAGCTCAAGGTGACATCAACATAAATGATATTGATCTAATAGAATTAAAAAAGCATTTAGGAAATATAAAAGTTTATGCTGAAAATAAATTCTTATCATTTGTAATAGATGAGAATTTTCAACTAACTTTTGATGAATTTTTAAATGAATTAAAAGAAAATAATTTGTTAAAAGATAAAGAAAATATCTTAGATTCATTAGAAAATAGATCTAGTAAAATAGATGAACTATTAAAAAAAGATTTGGAAGAGCATAAAAAAGAGGTTGAAAGATTAAATGCAAAAAATGAAGATTATGCAAAAGTAACAATAGAGCTAGAAGATAAAGTTACTGATCTAACTAATAATATAGATGCTTTAGTAGTAGAAAATGAATCTTTAGCGAGGTTGATTTTACATGAATTAGAAGATGAAGAGGTAACAGCAGATGATCTAAAAGTTTATGCAACACTACACAATATTGACACAGGAAATAAGACTGCTAAAAATAGTATATTAAAGGTTATAAATGAGTCTTTTGACAGCTAGTCTTTTGCGAGGTTTGTATCCTGAATTTAAAGATGAGAGTGATGAAACTATAGATGCTCAAATACTTTTTGCACAGCAAAAAGTATGGAGTGATAAATATGGCTTACTTTATGATGAAGCGGTTTTAGCTCTTGCAGCTCATGAACTAAAATTAAATAAACTTATCGCAGAAGGTGATGAGTTTATAGGAAAAGAGATCACTTCATATAGTGCAGGTGGTCAAAGCTTTAGTTTCAAAGAGAGTATAGATGATAGAGATAATATTCTAAAATCAACACCTTATGGTATAAAGTTTTTAGATTTAAAAGAAAAAAGCATTACTATGATGCCTATTGTAATATAGCTAAAAGATATTTAAATGATAGCTAAAAGATATAAAAAAGATAGCTTATGAGTTTAATTCATAAAAAAATGAATGGTGGTATAGAAGGGCTTACCAAAAGAATTATGAAGTTAAAAGGAAGTATAGCAGTAGGTGTATTTGATACATTGAAGTATCCTAATAGTGGTGTAAGTGTTTTAGATGTAGCGATGATACATGAATTTGGAAGTGCTAAAAGAGGTATACCAAAAAGAAGTTTTATCAGAAGTACAGCAGATAAAAACAAAGATATTATTAAAAATAAGTTAAAAGAGATAACAAAAAAAGTAGTTGTAGATGGTGCAGATGGTAGTAAGCTAAGAGGTCAAACAGGAGTATGGTTTGCCAATGAGATTAAAAAAACCATAAGAGCTGGTGGTGTACCATTTGCAGCAAATAAAAAACAAACTATAAAAAGAAAAAAAGGAAACAATACACCGCTTAGGGATAGTGGATTATTGATGAAGAGCATCTCATGGCAAGAGTTATAAAAAGTTTTAGGATGATGCACCGCTTTAGTGGAGATGTAGCAGAACTTCATACTATAGTACAGGTAAAAGATAAATTTGATATAAGTGAAGAGATTAGTATCAATAATATTGATGTAGTAGCCGAAAGTGCAAATACTAAAAATAAGTTTGTAGATACTATTCAAACTGTACATGATATGAGATTTTTAACAAATGAGAAAATAGAAGTAAATAATTTTATTTTATATAACAATATAAAATATAAGATCATCGAAGCAGTAGAGTTGCTAAGAGATGATTTTAATATATATTTAGGAGTAAAAACTGGAAGAATATAGAGTAATTAAAAATAATATTTATGATTGGATAAAAGACAGTTCAGGACTAGAAGTATATCTAAAACATAGAAATACAAAAATAGAAGATGATAGATTTATAACAGTTGATTTTGTAGATATTAAAGAGTTAGGAATTGTAAATGATACTAATTTTACAAAAACAATAAATGATACTTTAGTCCAGAAAACACTACATAAATATAAACAAAAAGTGGAGATAGAGTTTTATGGGAAGGATACAGATTTTTTAGCATTGAAGTTAATGCAAAGCATATCAAAGAGTTCAACTATTAACTCACTTCAGATCTTATCAATACAAGATGAAACTATGATAAATACTAGTATAGCATATGATGATGGTTTTGAAGAGAGATATTTATTGAGTTGTTTTATGTACTTTAGTTTAGAGTCTTCAATAGAGCTTGAGATAATAGACAGTATAAATTTTAATGGGAAAATAAAGGAGATATAATATGAGTGATATGAGTGCAATAATAAAAACCACCACAAGTGTAAGTGAGAGTGGTGTTGTTTTTGCTGGATTTAATCAAGTAGCTTTAGTGATAGATATACCTGAAGAAGATGCAATTATTGACAAAGATCAAAGATATAAGAAGTATCTGAATCTATCAGATCTATCTAAAGATTTTAATGATTCAACTATTGAATATAAAAAAGCATATAGTTTTTTCAATCAAAAAGAATCACCTGCGGAACTATTTTTGCTAGGAATGGCAGATGATGAAGATATTGATACAGCTATAGAGGATTTTATACAAAAAGGTGGTGGAGCTTATTTTTTAGCTACTACACTTACTGGTGAAGATAAATTAAAAGAGATAGCAGATAAAGTTGAAGTAAATCCTCAAAGATTAAGATTCGTAATATCTTCAAATGCAGCAAACATTTTAGATGATGGAGCTACAGATGATATAGCAACTTATATAAAAACTAAACAGCATCAAAAAACAAATGTAATTTATCATAATAAAACAGATGAGTTTGCAGATACATCTATTTTAGGAAGAATTTATAGTATTGATGAAGGTGAATCTTGGGAAAATAGAACTTTAAAAGGTTTAGCAGTAGACAATCTTACAGCTACCCATAAGCAAGTTCTAACAGATAAGAGATGTGGGTATGTAGTAGATATTCAAGATAATGCAGTTACAAAAAATATATTAGCTGGAAATGGTTGGTTTGCAGATATTAAAAGAGGTATAGACTATATAGATCATGCTATAGACTTAAGAATAGTTGATATTATGCTAGATGCAGATATGCCAAAAAATGACACCACTTTATTGAAGATAAAAGGTGCAGTAGTCGAGGTGATGGACGAAGGTGCTAAAAGGAATATAGTAGATAAATCAACTTTAGAGATCAATATACCACTTGCTGCAGATTTGCCAGGTGGTAGAGATATTATACTTGAAGATCTTTATATATTTGACTACTTACATAGTATTCATGCTTTAAAAATTAAAGGAACGGTGACAATATAATGTATACATATAGAGCGAAAGAGCTAGTATATCTAGCAAATGGTATAGCACTAAGTGGTTTTGCAGATGATAGTATGATAGAGATAGTTCCTGAAGAAGAAAATCTTTATGCTACTCATACTGGAGCAGATGGAAATGTAATAAGAAGCGAATCAACAAACAACAACTATATAGCAACTTTGACTTTCCAGCAAGGTAGCAATAGTGCAAAAATGTTATTTGCACTAAAAGGCGCTGTTTTTGCTTTTATCGTTCAAGATCCAGCATCTGCAGATGAAGTAGTAGTTTCTGGTCAATCGTATGTTATAAATCGACCTAGTGCTAAAAGAGGTAAAGAAGCTCATCAAGATACAAAAGTACAGATCATGCTAGTAGATCCTACGATCATGAATTTATTATAATAAAGAAAGGAATTAGAAAATGGCAAAAGGATTATTTTACACTTTCAGTGTAGGTGAAGATGAAATGAAAGAGATACAAATAGATAGATTAAATCCTGAGCAAGTTTTTAGTCTGATAGTAAAATTAAAAGATTTTGATAAAATAAAAGAGCCAGGTGTATTTGTAAGAAATAATATATTGAAAAATATAAAAGTAGATCTTCAAGATTTTGATCCTGATGAATTTGAAGTATATGAATATATAGATCTTTTAGGTGAAGCTATAAATCTACAACTTGGTTTAGAATCGCTGGGAAAGTCCAAAATACTAAAACGACTGGGTATAGATATGAACAAAATAAAAGCAAACATTCAGACTGGTGTGATGAAGATGTCATTAAAGCAAAAAGAGAATTAAGAAAATCTATTATTCAAATGGCAAGCTTTTTTAATACTTCACCAACTGAGATACAAACCATGGATTATCCTATGTTTAAAGAGAGTATCAATCATATAAATGAACAAAATAAAAAACAAAGTGAGTTAAATCGTGGGTAAAAGTATATTAGAAAGCTTATCAATTATTTTAGGTGTAGATGCCGATACAAAAGATTTAAAGAGATTTGAAGAGGGTGTAAATACTGTGAAAAGTGGACTTAAAGCTTTGACAGGAGTAGCTACAATAGCTACCGGAGGTATTTTTGCACTATCTAAAAGTAGTGCAGATGCTGCTGATGTTATAGGTAAAACTGCTAGTAAAATATCTTTAAATACGGATGAGTTACAGCAATATATCTACGCTAGTGAACAAGCTGGTGGCTCTCAAGAATCATTTATATCTAGTTTTACAAATCTTGAAAGTAAGATGCAAGAAGCATCTATGGGAACGGGAAGTGCTATACAAGCTTTTAAAATGATGGGTATTAGTCTTACAGATTCAAATGGTATGATGAAAGATACAACAGATGTGATGAGTGAGGTTAGTGATGCTTTTGCTTCGATTAATGATGCAGGTCTAAAAAAAAATTTAGCAGGTCAACTTGGACTTGATAGTAGCATGATAACTATGCTACAAGATGGTTCTAGTAGTATAGAAGCTATGAAAAAACAAGCAGTGGAACTAGGTGCTATAAAATCTCCACAGATGATAAAAGATAGTGCAGATTTTGGTGATAATATGGATAATACTACAAAAGTATTTGAGGGTTTATCAAATATGCTTACGAGTAAATTTATACCTGTTTTTAGTAATCTAATGAAAAAATTTAACGACTGGTATATGGTAAATAAAAAAGTTATTCATCAACGATTAGGTGTATTTATCGAATCTTTAACAAAATTTATTATGGGTTTCATTACTGTTGTAAAAGAGCTGATAACTTGGATAGATAATATCGCTCAAAGTTTCGGCGGTTGGGAAAAAATATTAAAAATAGTAGGATTTGCTTTAGGTGGATTGGCTTTATTTAAAGTAGGTCAAAGTTTAACTGCTTTGTTTAGTGTATTAAAGTTAGCTGCTACTGGATTTAAATTATTTGGGAATGAAGCTTTAATGGCTCAAGTCAAAGCTATGCTTATACCTCTTGCAATAGGTGCATTAATTGCTGGTTTAATTTTACTTTATCAAGATTTTAAAGTCTGGACTGAAGGTGGTAAAAGCTTGTTTGGAGATTATTTCCAAAAGATAGCTGATATGTTTGATAACTTTTCTAAAAAGTTTCCAATAATATCAGCTATTATCAGTACTGTATTTAATAAAATAAAATCTATTTTTAGTGGATTTAGTTATTTTATTGGCAATATTTGGGATCTGATCACTGGTAAAATATCTTTTGATACCTTTTTAAATAAACAGTTAGCTTTAATATCCCCTATAATAAAAAGTATCAAATCTATTTTTAGTGGACTTGAAAAGTCTTTTGGTGCAACTTGGGATCTGATCACTGGTAAAATATCTTTTGATACTTTTTTAAATAAACAGTTAGCTTTAATATCTCCTATAATAGAAAGTATCAAATCTATTTTTAGTGATATTTTTGGAAAAGGTACTATAAAAAAACAGATAGACAGTCTTAAAGCTATGTTCAAGAACTTTATGGACACGGTTATGGGTCCTTTTAATAAAGCAAAAGAAGCACTAAACAAAGGACTAGATGCTGTAACTGCACCTCTTGAAAATGTCAAAAACACACTAAGTAATGGTTTTGATAATACACTTGATTTCTTTGGGTTTGGTGGTTCAGATAAAACAACTGAACCATCACCAATTTCACAAGTAGCAAATCATCAGACTACATCAAATACAGTTAGCTCATCAAATGTAAAGACAGATATATCTATACCAGTTACTGTTCATGGGAATATGGATCAACAAACTACAAATAGTTTAGTAGATGCTTTACGAACTGCTGGAAACAATATCGCAAGTAGGGTGTTTTAGATGAGTTTAAGTTCAATATTATTATCAAATAAATTGCTTTTTACAGTGATCGATGAAAAAGAAGATAAATACAATTCACTAGATGTAAGCACAAGTGAAACATATACATTTACTAGCGAAACTACAGATATTGTCTTGCAAGATGGATCAATAGTAAACGACCATATCATAAATAAACCTTATGATATAAAAGTATCTGGAATAGTTTCAAATAGTCCTATCTCGCTATTATATTACAAAGATACAAATGATGCAAAAAAATTTTATGATGAGTTAAAAAGCTTGAGAGATAACAGAATTTTAGTAACTGTATCTACTGGACTAGATGTATTTGATAGTATGGCTATAACATCTATAATTGTAACTAGAGATAAAGATAAATCTAATGCTTTGTTTGTAGATATTGGCTTTAAAAAGTTTACAATAGTAGAGATAAACTCAAAAGATATTAAACAAGATTTAGTTCATGATGACATTAAAAGTAGTACTGCTAGTAGTCAAAATAAAGGTACCGTGCAAGGCATACCAGCAGCATCTCAAAATGTTAGTTGGCTTAGTAGTATTTTAGGTTAGATTATGATTATATTACCAATTTATCAAAATTATAAATTTCATTATCATATCTATTTAGATAATATTGATCTAACTTTTTATTTCAAGTGGAGTATTGCAGCTAATACTTTTTTATTTTCTATGTATAGAGATGATGAAGTACTATTTTACAATATAGCTTTAGTACCAAATGTTGATTTTCTAAAAACTGTAGGAATTGGCGAATTAGGTAATCTGATACTAGTAGATACACAAAATGCAACTCAATCTGAACCATCTTTTATTGAAGATTTTAAAGCAAGATTTTCTTTAATATATATAACAAAAGAGGAGATACTATGAAATTGTTCAAAAGATTTGTACAGTTGAAAATCACAACACATAGCAAAGAATATATAATAAATGAGATTACAAAACAACCAAAAGAGCATATAAAAATATCTTTTAATGTAATAAAATCAAATGTAAAAACACCAAATGAAGCTAAAATAGAGGTATACAATCTAAATAAAGAGTTAAGAGATGCATTGAGTGAGAATAGTATGAATATAGTTTTAAGTGCAGGATATGAAGAAAACTATCAAATACTATTTTGTGGTGAGAGTACTAATATTTGGCATACGCTTAGTGGAGTGAATTGGATCACTACATTTATAGCTGGAGAGGGTTTTATGAATATAAAAAAAGCTAAAACAAATATCTCTTTTAGAAAAGGGGAAGATATGCAAACTGTACTAAAAAAAATATCATCTGATTTAAATCTTGATTTTGAGGATATAGAAAAGTCAATCACTCTAAAATCAAAAGAGATTTTATGTGGTAATAGTGCAGATGCACTTGATAGTATTTGCAATAACTATAATCTTAAATATCATATAAGTGATAATAAAGTCAAGATTTTTACTAAAAAACTGGATATAAATAAAGCGATAGTTATCTCAAGCAGTAGCGGACTTTTAAAAGATAAGGGGGTAGTAAAAACAGAGATGGGAGTAGATATAAGCTCTATGCTTATACCTACAATCATACCAGGAGATACAGTATATCTTGATGCTAGCTATATAAATGAGGTAAAACAAAACTCACTCACTATAGCAAAACAAGATATGACACTAGAATCTTTAAATGGATACTATAAAGTCACTACTGCTACTTTTACTGGAGATAATTACAATGGACCATATACTACAAAACTGGAGTGCATTGATGGATACTAGTCAGAGTACAGATTTCAATACAATATTAGATGAAGCGATAGCATCCCAAATTAGTAAGCTAAATACTTCATTTATGGGTCAAATAAAAGCTATAAATAGCAATGATACTATATCTATTCAGCCTGTTTTAAAAAGACAGATAGATGATGAGATATTTACTATTCCAATAATTGAAGATGTAGAATTTTTACAAAATTATAGTAGTGATGGATTTAGTGCAAGTGAATTTAAAATAGGGGATTATCTACTTTGTGTAGCACTTCAAAGAGATCATACTGATTTTTTTGATACTTTGGTTATGGATGTAGCTACTACTAAAAGAAGTTTTAATATTGCTGATATTGTAGCTCTTCCTTTTGGATTCCCATCAAAAGAAAAGTTAAATACAAAGATAAAAGGGTGGAGTGCAAAAAGTACTACATCAATAAAATTGAACTTTGCAGATAAAGGTTTTTTTGAGCTTTCAGATTTAGGCTTAAAAATTGAATTAAATGGTGTAAATGTATTAGAAGTAATATCACAAAGTTTAGCAGCACTTGGAAGTGCTACAGTTACTACTCCAGATGGAGTATTTCCTTTAGATAATGCCTCTGCATTTACAAACTTAAAATCTCAAATAGATAAAATAAAAGGATAAATATGAGATATATTACGATAATATTGTTATTGTTTTTATTTAGTGGTTGCCAAAATTTTGAGCAAACATCAAATGAGAATAATACAACTGTTGAAAACAATACTACAACAGAAAACAACTCAACAGATAAAAATACAACTATAGATGTAACAGTTCTTGATGGATATATAAAAAATGCAATTGTAAAAGATGATGATAATAATACAGCTATCTATATAGGTACTGGAGTGTATAGATTTTATACTAATATCACATATCCTATTACAACCAGTGGTGGTGAGCTACTAGATACAAATCTATCATTTGATATAAATATGACTAGCTATGATAGCCTTATCATATCACCAATAACCACATTTATAAAAGATGATACTACTTTGAAAAACAACTTAATATCAATCTTTGGTAAAACAACAGATGAATTTGAATCTGATTATATAGATAATAACGATACTGATCTAGCAAAATTATCTATACTGCTTTATGCTATATTAACTGATAAAAATAGTACAAGTACTTTTACTAAAACTATCACTAATATAGATATAAATAGTACTATTGATGATATATTTAGTGAAGCAATTATTGCTTCAAATAGTAGTTCACAAAAAGCAATTATACTAAAAACTAAGTCACTTAATAGTTCAGCTTCTAACTTTGAACTAGATCTAAATAGTACAAGACAAGATATTGCAGCTGGGCTTTATGATAATAATAAAGTTGTATTTAGAGGTATGAGCTATGATACAGTTGTATCTCCTACAACTTCTAAAATATGGTTAGATAGAAACATAGGTGCAAGTAGAGTATGTACAGATGCTATTGATTTAAATTGTTATGGTATATATTTCCAATGGGGAAGTGACGGGTTGTCATTTTCTGAAACAGATGATATAGATGATGATTGGAGTAGTGCAAGTGTACAAAGTAGACAGAACTTTTGGACTAACAATATAAATGGAGTATGTCCGATAGGTTTTCATGTAGCATCAAAGCAAGAGATTTTAGATGAAGATATTGAGAATGGGTTTGATAGTTTTTTAAAGCTTCCAAATAATGGCGTAATTTTAAATGATAAAAGAGAGTACAAAGTAGATGATAAAATTGCTTTATGGTCAAGTAGTTTTGAACAAAATTCATTTTACTTTTTTGATGGTAGTTTTAGTCAAGATGTAGGTAATGCGGTAGGCATTCCAATTAGATGTGTAGGAGAATAAGATGAAAAGAATTATATTAAGTTTATTGTTAATTACTATAAATTGTTTTGCATATAGTGATTCTGTTATGTCTGATGGCAAAAAAAAAGTTATTCAGATAAAAGATGTATCTGATGGTTTTAAAGATAGCGATTATTTTATACCATATAAGGATATTGAAACTATAGAACTAAATACTACTATAGTAGCTGATGATAGCAACTATTACATATCACTTACTGCGAATAGTACTTCTACTATTTTTAGCACAGGTATATCAAAAAAAGATAAATATGATTTAGGTATAAATTATCATAAATATGATGAAGAGCTTTATAGCATACAAAATATATATTTAAATCTAAATACAATTTATGATTTTGATTGGATAGAATTCAAAGCAGGTATTTTAGTTGGATACTCTCAAGCAAAGTTACTAGAATCTGATCTAACTATAGTTAATGATACTAGTGATAGTTTTGCTTATGGTGCAAATGCAATGGTATCTGTACCAGTTACAAATAATATATCTATTCTAATAAAATATGATTATCTAAAAGTAGATCATATAAGTGTAACAGATGAAAAAGAGATAACACTTATTGATAATATCTCTATATCAACTGTTGGATTAAATTATAGATTTTAACTTAATATAAGATAAAAGAGTTCTTGATGAAGAAAATTGTATCCATAGATATTTAAATCTAGCTATATGTTTTGGTATTCTATTATCAAAAGATAATAGAATACCATACTTATATTTCTTTCCTATAAAAATCTCAAGATCATCTTTTGATAAAAATGTAGAATGAATATGTTCAAGTTCTACATTTTTATTTATGTCATATTTTGCATGTAAACTTTTAAGATATTTTACAAGAGTTAAAGCATTTGGTTTACAAATTCCACCATTGTTTTCATTATGTCTTCTGCTATAAAGATAATAAAGCTCTTGTTTCAATAAAGTAATAATAAAGATTAAAGTATTATTATCCATTAATTTTCTTTCTTCAAACTTTGTAATCTCTACAAATTTAGTTTCAATCTTACTATCAATATTATTGATACTATCTATTTTATTTTGAATATATGCCTGAACCAAAAAAGGTATCTCTTTTTTCTTTTTCCAGGTTTGTACGGCTGTGCGAGGATTCATATCTATCTCTTTGTAAAATACAGTCATATTTTCATAGTTTAGTTTATTTATCATAAACTCTTTAAACTCTTCATAATCTAATTCTTTATCAAAGTCAAATGAGATCATATTACTACTATCCCAATCATCACTAAAAAGTAATGATTGATTTATATGATTCTCTAAATTTTGATAGCAATTTAAACAAACCTTTTCACCAGTAAGATGTCTAGCATTTTTTAGCCTAAATGTTTTATTAATTTGCTTTTTACAAACTTGACATATTGCCATTGTATTTTTACCTTTTTTTAGTTATAATTTTGTTCTAAAAACATATTAAATTGTTTTGTACTTTTAAAGCCGTTTTTTATCGCTAAATTCTGAACGGCTTTGAACTCTTTCAAATTTTTAAACTTAAATCCATTATAGATAAATCCATTTTCCATACTACACCTCCTTTATAAGATAAAAACTATCAGTAAACTTAACTATATATTTATATAAAAGATAGCTTTTTAATATCTTTTATATATCAATAAGCTATATTATGCCTTTTTTTACTAGCATATTTAGTAAAAGTGATGTAACTGTTAATTTTTTTGCTTTTGCATATTTCTGTACTTTTTTATACTCTGCTTTGTTTTTGAATCTGAGTATAAATTGATGTTGTTTTTCTGACTCTTCATCATCTTCATCATTATCACTCATTTTTGCACTTGCTTTTTTTATAATTTCATCTTCTAATATATCATCAAATTTATCTTTTGCCATTATCTTTTCTCCATTTTGTTTTTTAATTCTTTATATAACTCTTTTACATTTTTTGATGGGTTTTTATCTGTTTGTTCAGTCGCACTTTTACCACAAAAAAGCATATTTTTATATATTGCATTTTCTCTTATGATAGTATCAAAAATAGAAAAGTCATATTTCTTTGCAAATTTACTAAGTCCTTTATGAGCTGATTTATTCGCATGATGTAGTCTATTTAATAATAATACAATTTCAAATGATATTTTTTTGTTCTTTTTTGAATTTTGAATATCAATTAGCATATCATTAAAATCTTTTAATCCTAAAATATCATTATCACTATCGCTTAGAGGAACTACTACAATATCTGATATAAGTAGAGCAGTACGAAACATATTACTATCAAATCCTCCAAGATCAATAAAGATAAGTCCATCATAGTTTTTTGCAAATTTTACTAAATCTTTTGGATTTTTTGCATCATATTGTTTTATCTGTTTTTTTTCTTTTCTTTTGCTATTAAAAAAACTAAACTGTCTTTTTGGATCAAGATCTATAACTGTTAGATCATAGTCTTTATTTGCTAATACGCTTAGATTTATAGCTGTGGTGCTTTTGCCAACACCACCTTTGTCATGTCCAAATGTTACTATCATAATCTTAGTAACCAAATAACCAATGTTTCATTTACTTTATCATAATCTTTGTTTAATTCTTCCCATGCTTCTTCTGTCGTAAAAAACAAAGTTTCTTGTCCATCTGTAACTCTATCTGAAATTAACATATTTTTATCATCTGATACATTATCATCAAGCATATATGCTGTTTTGTTTTCAGCAAGTATAGCCAATATTTCATTTTTAATATCAGCATCTAATTCATAAGTCTTTTCTTCAAATAATTCAATATCTTTTTTGGTATTAAATGTGTCTAAAAATGATTCAGTATAATATCCAAGCAACTCTTCAATATCATCATATTCACACCCTTTTATAATATTTCCAGTATGTGGTCTTTCGCAAAATATATTTTTTTTCCAAAAGCTACCGTCTGAACATATATAAGTGCTACTAAATTCTTCTCTTGCTTTTTCTACTTCAATTTGTCCAATAAATCCATGCTGTAAGCTCATCTCTCATCCCTTTTGTCTTGATAAAAGAATTATGACATACTAAAACTTGATAGATACTTAAAAGATAGCTTTTTGATAGCTTTTTTATATATTTATGATATGTTATTGTCTTAATAATATGATTGCAAGATCTTCTTTCAAAGCCGTTTGTACAGATACATCTGAAAGTTTCATGATAAAACTTGTGTTTTTATGCGATGTTAATTGTTTTGCTATAAATGGTACATCATCGATAAAAACTGACAATGCAGTAAATGGTACATCTTTTATATCATTGATAACTTTTATACCTACATTTATCTTACTTTTAGTTATATTATCTTTTTGTATTCTGTAAATATTTTTTTGTAAATCTTTTGGTATGTTTAAAGATAAAAGATAATTTCTATCTGTGATAAGATTTATATACTTTGATGATATGCTATTTTTATCATGAGCTAGTTGAACTGGTACATTAAACATAGCATAGCTTGTAAAGCTCTTTTTAAAACATTGATTGTATTTTGAATCAGTAAAACCATTTAATATAGCTTTTCTAGTTTTTATCAGATTCTCTGATTCCTTTCGTGAATCTTCAAAATTATTACAACTAGATACTTCTATATATAACTCTCCATTCAACTGTTTTGATTTGTTATCTAGTAGCTCACTCATCTTTACCGTTGTGGCTATATTTGCTGAACATCCACCTAAAAACATAGCTAATGCTATAGATACTATACTTAATCTTTTTTTCATATCTTTCCTTTTTAAAAATGGTAGCATAAAAGATATTAGAATCTTTATTCTAATATCTCTTTTGCTCTATCTTTGATTTTATTTATATCAATACTATCTACAGCATCAATACTAGTATCTACTATATCATCTTTTATGTCTAAAACATCATCTAAAATACCTGGATCTGATATATAAGCTAGTATAAATATTACTAATATTATCTGTACTGCTAGCTTTATCATCCCCACATATCTATAGCAAAATTTGTTAATATCTCTAGCCAATCTGTTACATATTCATAGATATTTATATCTTGCTCACTTTGCATATAACTTGATGCTATAGCTCCTAGTCCTGCTATCGTAACACTTTGTGCTGGTTTTTCTTGAATTGTTTCTACTACTGCTGTTGGTGCTGTAACTGGTGCTTTTATTGTACCTACAGCTGCCCTTTTTATAGGGTTTCCTGTTTTATTTTCTATAAAACTACTTGCTAAACTTATAATTGTAGATATTGGTAATGACATTTAGTCCTCCTCTTTTTTGTGTAAGTATTTTTTTCTCATTCTTTGTGCAAAAGTGAGCTTTTTTTCATTTACTTCTGCATCTTCTTCTTCAATTTTTGCATTTTCACGTAAAAGTGTCTGTTTGATTTTCATATCTTTGCTCATTGTGTCATTTATTATCTGTTCGTGAAATAATGATGGTATTGGACAATAACGATTTTTCTTTATTATAAAACATCTTTTTGGAGATATTGTCTCTTTAATAAAATCTCCATTTTTATCAAATAATAAACAAATATCATTTATAGTTGTTTCACATCTATACAATTCAATACTTTGATTTGTAGTTGAAAAATGTTTTTTATTATCAATATCTATACTCATATAATAACTCGGTTTATTCCATAAAGAACATCCATTAAATGAAAAAATAACAAAAAGAAGAATAATAATATTCTTCTTCATTTATGCCCACCATGAATTATTGATAAATCCTAAAGCCTGTAATGCAGCATATCCATTAATATAAGCCATACTAATACTAAATACAAAACTATAATAAATCAGCGGTACTGGTTTATGGTGTCTAAATCCGTATTTAAAAAATCTACCAATATTTTTACCACTTATCGTAATAGATTGAATAGCTAATAGTAACGATACTAAAGCTAAAAATACAGTTAAATTCATATCTGCATTTCCTGCACTTATTGATATAACTGTCAAAAATGCTAAAAAAGCACTTATTAGCAAATTATACTTTGCACTAATTGCATCTCTATATATAGAGACTTCTGTTTCTGCTGGTAAGTTACTACTTGATGTTATATCATCTTCACCTAATACAACAATATTATCTTCTTCATCAAAAATTGACTTATTCATTTTATTCCTTTTTTTATATTTTTATTTGTCTTTTATTTTAAAACTATATTTATTATTGTAAATCACCTCCTATTATAAATTTAATTCTTGTATTGATATATGTGCGTATTGTTGATTGCTAAATTTATATAGATCACCTCTACTATCTAAATTATTATCTGTACTATTTATATCGTGATCACTATTGATATTTGCACTTCCTTCAGTAGTTCTAGCTGTTATTTCTACTTGAACAGTATAATCTGCTCTAATATCTAATTCGTTTACAAAATCTAATATCATAAAATTATTGTATGTTTGTGAGTTTGTTGCATCATCATTTATATAACTTTCATTGATACCATTATTTCCTAAGTTGTACCAATTGTCATTTATCTTGATATTTAGATTAAAATAGATCCCACAAAATTCATCTGATCTTATAGATGTATTAAATTTGTATGGTATATAATAGTCTATTCTTATCTTTCTTGATTTTTTTATAGTTACTTCATCAAATAGTTTTATAACTTTTGCATCGCCATTATCAATATCTACATTATCTGAAAATGTTTGTGTATATGTTGCATTTAGGTTATTAATATTCTCTAAGTCATGTGTATGACTTGTATCTGATTTATTATCTAGTTTATCATCTATTTCAGTTTCAGTATAGTATCTATCATCATGTGTATGACTTGTATCTGATTTATTATCTAGTTTATCATCTATTTCA